CTCACGAAGTCGGTCTAATGCAGTGTCGCTCTTTGGGGCGGCTTCTGCTTTAGCCTGCTTTGCTTTTGCTGGTGAAACTGGAACTTCTACTTCTGTGCTGTAAAGGCTGTTGTCGCTCATGTTGCAAAAACTACCACATAGATAGTGGGAGCTAGTGCAACTACTTTTTGTCTAGTTTTAAAGAAACTAGGCTGTTGGCGATTCAACGTCCTGGATTGCAAATGTCAGAGCAAATGTTGCTGGTGCGCCTGATGATGAGTCACCATCTGGCTCAGTGATTCCAACAAGAAGGGCCTTGTAGTAGACGCGGTCAGTACCAGGCACTGCGAGGTCGCAGTCGTAAACCTGCACTGTCACGTCGTACTCTGCACGACCAACAAGTGGGCGGAGACGGGCAATCTTTTCTGCAATTCCAGTTCCGAGCTCTGAAGCGACTCTATCTGAGTCGTAGTGAGCCGTCAATGTGATGTCACCAATTTCTGATGGAGCACAAAGAACTGTCGGGCGAAGTTTTCCGCCTTCGTAAATCTTCTCAACGGAGGCTGTTATTTCACCACCAGACACCTGAGCGAACTTAAAGTTTGTCCACTTAGGGTGAGTCTGGTTAATTGGCACAATACTTCCAAGTACTTGCCTTTGCGAAACTTTGGTATTTGGCATGCTTTATTCCTCCGTTAGACGACTGACGCCGTAAGGTTTGACTTGATAATGTCGACTTCGATTTTGTCGCCGACGCTGCTCACGCGAAGACCAACTTTTGCCTTCACAGTGCCACCGGCAAGCTGTGAAACTGGGTTGAGCTTTGCATCACATCTGACGGTGAAACCTGAGTCAATCTTTCTTCCGTTTGCATCGTAAGCCTCAAACAAGGCTCCAATGTCGCGAAGCGGGGAAAGAATTGCAATGAGGCGTGATTCGATTGCGCTGAAGATTGTGTTTCTTCCGTCAATCGTGCTGAAGACGAGGTCTTCGAGGCTTCTACCAGCTTCGATAACAACATGGTTCACGGTGTCTTGAGCTGTGATGTATCTAAAGTTCTCATCATCTGTCGAGAGTGAACGTGCGCCGTAGATTCTTACGGAGTTCTGAATGATTCTGATTGCATTAACACCAGCATCATCGAGTGAGTCTCCGTTTGTCTTGTCGATGTCTGTCTTTACGCCAGTAACAAAACGTGATGCTGAGAGCAAGCCTGCAGCTGGAACGTGTGAACCAGTCTGATTATGTGCGGTTGCTCGCTTGGCAGCAACATATCCAACTGGTGGGATAAAGCGTGTTACGCCATTGATTGTTGTTGGAACTTCAATCCATGGGAAGTAAAGTGCTGCATGTTCTGCATTGTCTCCGCCTTGGAGAGCTACTGCAGTCACCTTGACAGCTGCAATGCTTGCGTTTTCAACATCATGCAAGATTGCAATTCTGCTGTTTGTGTTTGCATGAGCAATCAATGCATCGTGCATTGTTGAGTTTGAAATTTCAGGGCAAGTAACAGCTCCTGAACCAAGAGCTCCGTTGAACAAATCGAGCGATGAGACATAGTCACCAACAACAACAGTTGAACCAGCAGCTCCTGTTGAAAGTGCAGTTTTTGCAAGCGCATCGGGAAGAGTTGTTGCTCCTTCTGTTGCTGATGCAGAAACATACTGAGTTGCTACTGCGCTGAGGTTAATTCTTCCAGCTGCCTGTGCTGCTGATGTGACAGTTCCAGTTGAGTAAACAAGAGCATCTTGGTAGTGGAGGTTGATTTTGAATGATGTTCCAGCAACAACTTCGACAACTTCAACATCTACGTCGGCGCTCCATGTGCCAGGTCCGTTTGCGTCAATCGTCAAAACAGCTGTCGACGAGGAGTCATCAAGGTCTAGAGTTCCGACTGTTGCAGAAGCACCTACTGTACGAGCAACGTAGCACTGTGTGCCACCCTCTTCAAAGAATGTTTCGACTGTTGGGTGCAAGTAAGAGCTTGAAAGATAACCACCGAACTTCGCTTCGAAGTCAGCAATGCTCTCGATGAGTACTGCTTCGTCGGCTGGTCCGCGCTGTGCTTTGCCAACGACAAAGAGCTGCGATGATTCGCGAACCGTTGTTGCTGATGGACCTGTTCTTACTGCTGTTGAAATGACTACACCGGGCATTGGACACTCCTGTTGCTCGTTTTAGGATTGGAATCCCGCTTATTAGTTTCAATTGTACAGATGCAAAACGTTTTTCTAATGCAACTGTTAAAAAGATTTGATGTAAACGGTTTTATGTTTTAAACCTTTTTTATTGTACTTCACAAAGGTTCAAAAGTAGGGAGACTATCGGTTAGTGGAGTATTTATTACTTCCAGGTCAATTTCTGAAACCGTACCTATTGGCTCCCTTGTGACTATCTCGTCTATTTGCAGTGTGTACGAGATGTATGAACCAGCAAGGAACCTGTCACCCTTTAGCAGCGTCAGGTCGGAGAACTCTTCACGAATGGTTGATTCGTCAATCATTGCACGAAAAGAGTTCCTATCGTCATACGCCTTGAGGCATGGGTAGTCGAGAAGGGCTGCTCTGAGAACCGTGGTTAAGCGGTCTCTCATTGTTGTTACAGCTTCGGCTCCATCTGACCTAGTCCACACATATGTGCGCATTGAGTAGTCAACACGGTAGAGAGGGTCTGACCCGTCATAACCAATTCTTTCAAATTTACTTGTAGATATTGCTGCGGTGATTATTGTCGGCCAGGTATCCATTGCAATTGGTTCGTGGATGAAGAAGTCGATTGGTGTCGGGAGAGTAATGTCGTCAACGTTCCAGCCATTTCGATAGCTAACTATTCTCGTTGGAATATCCAATTTAAGATATTCATTGACATAAGACTTGGCAAACTGTGGGCCATGCATCAGGCTCATGTAATCGCATCCTCACCAAGAACCATATATTTGACCATGTTAATTCCAAGTTCTCGTGGGAATTCCCGTGGGGTGAAAACTATTTTTCTTTTGGCCATTTTTGTGGTTCCATATTGATGAAACTTTGCGTACTCAACGTTGGTCCCAAATGTAGCTGTATCTTTTTCTATAACGTTAACCGACGAGTCGTTCATGTTGATAAGGCTTCTAAAAAGGTTGCCAGTCTGAACCATCGTTCCGCGTCCGGGGAAGCGTGCTGATTTCCATGTGCCGTAGTCCTTGTCAAGTGGCGCCCATGGCTTTCCGCTTGGAAGGCCGTTAGCCATGAAGTTTGCCGCATTGGCTAATTCAAGTTGACCCTTTGCCCATCTGAAAACAGGCCGCATATCATTAGCCCTGTCCTTCATGTTTTCTAGGAGTTCAAGAACATCATCCGCCTTGACTTCAACCTCAATTGTTATCCTGCCAGTTGTCCTAGCCATTACGCAACTCTAACTCTTCTGTACTTTCTGACAGAGGCAAGCTCGCGGTCGGAGAACCCTGTTTCCAGTGGCGCAACGTTTCTTGTGTTGAGGTCTTTTACACCAACGACATCGTCGTGCATGTTTTGCATTTCACGAGTTGCCGCGCGAAGAATCATCAATTTAAACATCTTTATGTTTTCACCATCAAGGCCAGCAGTGTAGTTAACCGTCACTATGTCGTTAGAGAATCCAAAGAAGTAGTCAATTCCGTATCGTCTAACCACATAGTCGCTTTCCGGAACCAAAACGCGCTCTTCGCCGAATTGCGGCTTGACGGTGACCTCGATTACAGAGACGACAGGGGAGTTGCGCAAATATATTGTCTGTGGAGGCTCCGTATAGACGGTATTTTCCACAGGACTCGTCGTGCTAAATGAGTCACCAACCGGCCTATTAACTGAAAGGAAAGTGCCCATTGGAACGCCAAGGTGACCCGAGTCAAGAACATATTCTTCAGTGAACTCTGTTGGCTCGACAGGTCTGCGAAGATACGCTTCTAGCTCGCTTTGAAGACCTTCAAGAACCATCTCGGCAGCATCTTGTTGACGCATAGACAGAGAGATGTCCATATATGTGACTAAATCTTGAACTGATACAAGCATGGCTTACCTCTGAGGTTGCAACTTTTCAGTCCAATTGTAGCACTTTAAAGAAAAGCACTAATTATTTATAACTCAATAATTAAGTCCTAGCGACTTTTCTTGGCTGCTTTCTTAACTGGTCGTGCTGCCTTCTTGGCTGCTTTCTTGGCTGGAGCCTTTTTAGCAGCCTTTTTGGCGGGTGCCTTCTTAGCGGCTTTCTTGGCCTTCTTTGCCTTCTTGGCTGCTGCTGCTGTTTTTTCAGCTGCTCGTTTTCTTGCTCTTGCGCCAATTCTTCCAGACTCGTTGAAAAGAGCGTTGGCTTTTCGTGTCGACGGAGCGCCCTTTGCTCCTGTTCTGTACTTCTTGAGTTCCCTGGCTATCTGTCTTTGTCTGGCTTTTTCTCTCTGAGTGGCACCAGTCATGTCTGGAGCTTTCAGCGCCTTCTTCAGTCTGTCCCTGCCGTCTTTGGAAAGAACACCCCTCGCTTTAACAAGTTTTTCATTTTCTCTTCGATTCAAAGCTACTTCAGCAAGCGTTGGTCCTTGAATTGGCTGTGGCATATTAATTGTTCCTTGTTTTTGGACGGACTAATAAAATAATTATATCACCGTCACCTATCCGGATTCGGTGGTCTTTCTACAACTGGCTCGCTGTCCACTGTTCCTGCAGGAGCCTCAATTGGGACCCAAGCACGGGAGTACGTGTGTTCAGCTATGTTTCTCGTCTTGATGATTGACGCCTCTAACATTACCTCAAGCTCGTCAGTCTTCATGCACAAAAGCAAATCAAAATCATGGCGATTGTATTTTCCAGACTGCTTTAGCTTCCGTACTATGTTGGAAATCTTCTTTGAAACCAGGTTTCCGCGCCCCCTGTTTAGGCGTAGATGCATCATCATTGCGGTCAGACCATCGCAATCGTGCTCGATGACTGGAATCATGTCCCCATGAGCATCGGCAATTCTTGAAACATTCATGGCCAGTCTGAGTCTTTCGCTTCCGTCTATAACTTCCTTGGTTGATGCCCGGATGTGGATTGGCTCAATAAAACCAAATTCCATTAGCGATGCAGACAAGACAAGCAAGTCTGGACGGAGTATGTGCGTTGCCTTCCATTCCGGAATCTTTAAGTCGCTTGCCTTTACGTAATTAATATTCAAATGTTTCACTTTGTTCCTCCGTCGATTCAATGGTTCTTACGGCATGAGCTTTTGTTTTGGGGCCAACTGGTGTCGGTGAGTTTGAGTCAAACTGGTTTAGGAGAAGAGTTCTAATTAGATAATTGAGTGGATACCCGCCTGGGTCTATAGCGTGCTTCTGCCTAAACTTCGCAACGAAAGTTCTTGCAGACCGAGCTGCTTCTTCGCCAATAATAAAATCATTGATGAAGTTGGATGCACCAGTAAAACCATCCTTGGCATACTTAGAAATCAACTTCTCAACATCGAAGTCTTTCCATATTCTTCTTTGAGCGTCAATGTGCGGAAAACACTCAACAAGCTTGTCGTAGAATTCCGGTTCGGTGGCAACCACATCTCCGATTCTTCTGATAGCAATGGAGTGGAGTGGGATACCGACTCGCGTATTGCTGCCAGTCAAAGCTGCAAGGTCGTAGTACTCGCAATAATCAGAACCGTGCTCTTCGACTATGAACTTGAAAACATCATCCGTATTCCAGTCGTAAATGACCTTTGCGAACTTAAGAGGTATTCCTCTTTTTAGCTTGTATGGAGTAACGATGTAATTTTCATGAAGCTTCTGAACAATTGAGCGATAACGAACCATTGACTCACTTGCACGAACACCAGTGATGAAGGCAACGTTGCCGACCTTTCCCTGCATTGTGTAATAGTCGGTTTGCTCTGGAAGAGACATGGCTGGATTCAATCCAAGTGTTTGAGCATTGATTGCCCATGGTGGCATATCTCTAACCCACCTGCCCTCGCTTCCGCGAAGAGCGCCCCATAGAAGGATTCGTTCACGCTTTCCAAGAACCCAAACTTCAGCAATGAATGGAAGGCAATACCATTCCATATCTACCCAGTCGTAGTTCCTTACTCTTTCAACATATTCAATTGTCTTTGGGCTAACCATCTCTTCATCTCTGAAGATAACTTTGACTGGTCCAAGCCCACGTTCCTCGTGAACTTCCTTTGCCAATAGCAGAGCAGCCGTTGAGTCTTTGCCACCAGAGAACTGCACGCACACAGTGTCGAACTGGTCGTAGACATGCCTGATTCTTTGGCGCGCAGCTTCCACGCAAGAAATGTTCAAGAACATTCTTTGTCTGGTCATGGCATGTGTGGGTCTATGAAGTTAATCAATTTCTCTGCCGTGGTGTCTCCGTCAACAGCTGGGTCAGAACGCAGCCACTTGATAAATTTGTACCACAGAGCCTGCTGGTCTGCATTATCAAAAACAATTGTGTATTGAACTGCTGCCTGTGGAGCTGAGCCCGGTACAGCAATAGTGGAGCCACGAGTAGCAATATCAGAATGGTCTAGATTCGAATTGGCAACGATTCTGTTTTCTCCAGAATCATCTTTTTGAACCATTCCCTTTATTGAGTCAACAGCATCGTCGTAAACTTTTTGCTCTGCTATTTGTTCTCTAGTCTGTGGAATCTCTTCTTCGGAGTTATCCATTCTTGCTTGCTCAATTATCATGTCGCTTTCCATTGATGCAAGTTCGAATTCGTCCCAGCCCAATCCATCAAGAAGGTCTGGGTAGTACTCGCTAATTTCTAGAAGCATGTCGGTTAAGAGCTCTGGTTCTGTATAACCAAGCTCCATTGTCCTGTTATCGGCAAGAGCAAAAGCAATTGCTTTTTTGTCGTCGGCGTCTAGGAAAATAACCGCAATCTGTTCCCATCCGAGATTGACTGCTGCTTCAAGTTGGTGATTACCTGCGATAACAGTTGCAGTTCCATCGTCGTTTTTCTTGGCGACAATTGGCTTAACCTGACCGAACTCTGAGTATGAAGCCATGATTGCTTCAACATTTCCTATTCGCGGATTCCCCTCAAGATAGTCAAGAGTGTCGATGTCTACGGCGAGTGATTTTAAAGAAGGATGTATTCCGCTCATACCTGTACTCTCACGTTTGCATTAAGTGTTCGCATTGCATCTATTGATGTTCGCAAAGATAATAGTGCTTCTCGTTTTGTTTTAACAAGAGCCTCTGCAATCTTGTATTCATAGTTAACGTCATCAAGCTTATAGTCGGCCCAAGCTTCACGTTCCTTGATTGAGCCAGAACGAGCGAGATATTCCTTTGCCCAGTTCGACTTGTACCTTGCTTCTTTCTTGGCCGCCTCAACGGCTAAAACCTCAAATGCTTCAGTTTCTTTTTCTAGTTCCCCAACGAGCCTGAGCATCTCTTGTTCAATTTCAACTTGACTAATAGGTGCGCTTCTCATGTACTGCCTTTCACTTGTAGTGGGCTCCAATCTACTTTGTCTAAGGCTGACATATTCGTTGCTGGCCAAGAAAACCTCGGTTTTTCTATAAAGGCAAGAGCCATCTCTTCGAGAATCCAAGCGTCACATTTGTCGTCTGCCCCAGGGTTCCCCCATACGATTCCGGTCTTGGCAGAAACAGCAGAAATTACTTCGTTCTTTGAAGCGTTGCCTTTTCCGGTGGCAAACTTAGCCCTACATGTTGGCGGTATTTCCACGAATGGAACGCCTAGTTCAAACAGGCAAAGCCGCACGACTCCACCAAGTTCTCCAATGGAAAATGCTTGCCCACTGCGAGATGCGAAGGAATAACCCTCAACAATGACAACATCAATATCATTTTCTAAAACTATTTTTTTAATTGTTTCAGAAATTGTCCTTAGCCTTTGGACGCCCTTTTCGCTGGTTGAGATGACACCCGTATCGCCGTTATGAGAATACCCAGTGGACGTTAAGGAGAGGTCAAGCCCAAGTAGATTGATATTCACGGACAGATACTAATCCATAAAAGCAAAAACCCGCCGAACACCTAGCCGGTTCAGCGGGTTTGTCGAGTGACACAGGTGGCGTGCAGTCGAGTCTTCGATTTGCCATAGCTTTCGCTACTAGACCTTTTGACCACCTGCCCTTCTTCCACTCGGAGTAGATATTGGCTAGATGAAAAAAGAGTAACACTATTTATTAAAGCTAAATAGTAAAGCATTTATAATTAAAAATCTAGTAAAAGACACCGAACATGCAAAAGCCGAGTGAGTCTCCCCACCCGACTTTCGCACCTATAACGGTCCTAAGGAATTCCAGTTTATACTGAGTTTAAATACTGAAAGTGTCAAATAAAAAGACATAATAAATTATTTTTCCCAACTTCTTTTTGCTAACCCTAAATCAAAAGCAAGCTGTGGATGGTTTCCAATTCTTGTGTGACATGGTCTGCAAACCGCAAGAACGTTATCTTCATCAAGTATCGAGCCGCCCTGTGAGCGACGAATTATTTCGTGAACGTCCGTACTGTTCTTTTGGGTAAAAGTTACTTTTTCATCATGCTGTGCAAAAACTTTGCAAGCCTGACAAAAAGGTCGTTCGCTAAGAATCTTTTCTACAAATGGACGCCGCAGTTCATAAAGCTCAGATTGCTTTTTGCTTCTTTTCTTTATTGAACCAGTTCGCTTTGGGGGAGCGCCTCTTTTTGGCGGTTTGCCTCTCTTGAGCGGCTTTCTAGGTTTCACCTTAGTTAGAGATTCTCAACGTCAATCTGGTCAAACTCCCACTTGCTTTCAAGGGTCGCCCAGAGAGCCCTATCGATTGATGTTTCTTCAAGGTCGTAGTCTCTCAACATTGCACGATGGGTGGCAATCGCTCTCTTGTAGAAATCAACTTGCTCCCATCCATCTGAAGATATTTCATCGCCAGTTTCAATCATTGCAGCAACTTCATCAAGTCGCTTGTCAACGTGGAACTTAAACCTACTGACCTTCTTTAGCTTTGAGTCGTATGCCGCTTTTGCTTCAATAGCAAGCCTTCTGCCATCCCTGCCGAGTGCCGTATACCTGGCATCATCGGCTTGAGCGTCGTACTCAATCTCGTCAATCTGTTCTTTTAGATTTTCGGAAAGAAATAGGAGCGCGTCTCTCCACCTGTTCCAGTTTTCCTTTTCCATCAATTGTTTTTTATGAAGCGGAGAAAGTTTGTTCTTTACTTCCTCTGCAACCATTCTTGCAAATGCGTCATCGTTGAGCATCATCTTTATCTCCACGCCGGACATATGCGTTTGTAACTGCAAAAATTACACAGAAACGAAGTCTTTGCTTCAAACTCACCAGTCCTGCATTTTTCATCTATTTGCGACTTTGTCTCTTGAATCATCTCTTCAAGTTTTACTATTTCAGAGTGAGTTACTTCTCGCGTGAGTTTCACTCCGTCCTTGAGGTACAAAAGTTCAACTTTGTCGACATCGCCAACGCCAAGGTTGATTAGAAGTTTTGCATAAATTAAAAGCTGAGAAAACTTTTCGTCTAGGTCATACTTTGGTGTCTTGCCTGTTTTGTAGTCGCTTACGGTCAGTGACATTTTGCCTTCTGTCTGGCTATATCTGTCTATGAATCCACGAAGCCTTACTCCGGCTATCTCTCCATTTAGTTCATATTCAAGGCCAGTTGGTTCAAGTTTCTGTGGGTCCTCTAGGTTCCAAAGATTCTCAACACAAAACCATGCAGCCCAACGAAATTTATTCAACGCCTCAGCATCGCTAAGAGAGACTATTTTGTAAGTGACCTTAAAGCCGTCAACAACTTTCATTGCTTCTTCTGCCCACTTCTCATCCCATATCTGTTTCGCTAATGGGCGACAGTTTGCAAGTGTCCGCAATTCAGCTGGGAGCTTATACATCTCTTCAAGAATGTCGTGGACAAAATTACCTAATACCGCCCAGTGGTTAGATGGGTCTGGGATTAGGTCAATTTTGTTGAACTTAAACTTCTGTGGGCACTGTTTAAATGTCCCAATGGAAGATGCTGACAAGTAGTCAGGAGCCTTTAGCTCACTTGTCATCTACAACCACATAGTCTCCGCCGAATGAAAGACGAATCGCTTCTGCAATCAACTTGTCAAGAGCATCTTCGGTTACTGTTTCACGCTTTGGCTTTGGCTGTCCATTGCTGTATGTGCTCCAATATTCATTGAGCTTTTCTCTATTCTCTGGAGAAAGCCCCTTTGCGATGCCCATGAAATTGTCCCACTTTGTTGAAACCTCAGGTGTCACTCGTGCCTCTGCTTCCATCTCGCTGTCCATAACTTGTTCAATTTCAATTGCGTCTTCGCTTCGCGCAAGGTAAAGCCCAACACCGAGTGTTTGGACTGCCTTCTTTAAAGCGTCAGATACTGCACCTTTAACCTCGTCGCCAATGTCGACTGGTTCGCCTTGTTTGTTCAGTTTGATTTTCTGCCCACCAACACCGTCGCGGTGAACGGTTTCTCCATTAATTTTTGCCTGAAGTTGAATGTGAGCAACAATCGATGTTCCAAGTTGTTGCCAGCTATGAACAGTGAACGACCAGTTCTCAACCCCAAGAACCTTGTTCATTCGGTTGATTACTTCGCTTACAGGGATGTAGATGAGGTTCGCCCCACCCTTGTTGAGTCTCTTCTCCATCTCCGCTGGAAATGGTTCTGACAGAGTTTGATAGATGTTATTGCTTGTCATTTGCGTCGCCCTTTCTGACGATAATGCTTGTTTTTAGTACACCTGTTTCACAGTAGTTATCTACGTTGATTCCGAGGCTGGAAAGTTCTTTTACTCTCCAGTATGAAGGTTGAACGTAGTCAAGAACCTGCATTGCAATCTCTTCAGGGGATTTGATTATTTCCCCAGTATCAATGTCGACAGACATTCTTACAAGTTTCTGAGCAACAACACTTGCAAGGTCTTTGTGTTGCCATGCACGGCGCTCATAAGAGCTTTTCTTTTCAATCACACCGCCGTTATTTAGCTGGATGTTTTTCCCGTCAGCGATTAGTTGCCCCACGGATACTGAAAACGAGTCGTAAACTGTTGAGATATCCCGTTTGACCATGTTCATTTCGTAGAGAATGTCGCAAGCGTCTTGCGTCTCTGGGTTTGAGTTGATGTATTCATCAAGCTCTTGACCGAGGGCAAGCAGATATCGACGAACTTCAAGTATTCTTTCTGGTGTCATGTTAGTAGTGTCCTTATTAGGTTTGGATAGTTAACTCACACGACTATAGCGATTCTTCCTCGCTGTGGCAACCCGAGCCCTGTTAAATGTGTAAATGCCCCAACCGCAGAGTCAACCTGGTCGTCATGGTCGCAGGCTTCCGGGAATGAGGAGAATTCGTCAAGCCAGTCTGACAGCCATGTTCCGCGGACCACCCGAACGTTCCCGTTAGCGGATGCTGCAGCAAAAGGTCTAGCCCTTGTGACCTTGTCGCCAGTTGAGCGGATTGCCGCAAAATCATACCCAGGAACGACGTATCTAGCGTACTGGTCCATAAGGGCCTTTCCAGATGAGCCTGGTTCTTGTTCCATCCGAATCGGGACAGCCTTTCCGTCTTCGTAGGCCGTTCTGGCTATTAGCTCTTCGACCTTTTCCCCTCTTACCCGAGCCTTTTTCACATCCAAAACATAGGCAATTCCTTGGTCGAAAAGCATGAGCGTTCCTACCGTCCAGTCCGGGTTGGGGTTGGAGTGGTTTGGCTCGGTGGCCGCAAGGTCCCAAAATCTGACCACTCTGGCCGATGAGGTTATTTGAGGGATTTCGCTATCGTCAATAATGACTATTGAGGTCCTGTCAAATAGGGTGCCCAGAGTCGTGCTCCACCAGTCTCCTTCTTCCAGTCTGCGTCTTTCAATTGGGTCAAGAGCCTGAAGGGCTTGGCGGTATGAAACAGCGTCAATTCCTGGGTTATCCGTTAGTTTTGACGGAACGAAGATTCTGCCCTCGCTTTTACCTTCAACGATAAAACGCTGCCTAACCCAATTGGGTGCAGGGTTTGAGGCTGAACGCATCCGAAGGGGAACCGAGGAAAGGGGTCCAGATGCTGGACGGCGTAGACGGGAGAACATATATCTGTAGTCACTTTCACGGATTTCTGTTACTTCGTCCATGCCAATAAATTGGAATTCCGAACCTTTATAGCGAAGGTAGTCGCCGGTGTTATTCAGATAACCGAATGAGACTCTCGCCCCAGACGGGAATGTCGCTTGGAAACTGTTGTTGTTCCAGTGGATGTCATCGTAAAGAGCAACCCACGACTTAAAGCGGTCCATCAACGCTCCAGGAAGTGACAAGTCGGCAAAAGTTCGACGAAAGAGAATTGCGGAATAGTTGGGAACATCCACGTACTGCAAGGCAGACATGAGTAGCGCAGAAGACTTTCCACCGCCTGCCGCTCCCCCAAACAATGCCTCAATAGAGTTTGTTCGCAAAAAAACTTTCTGATTTATTGACGGCTCTTCAGGGCAGAAGGGTGGCATCTTTGGTTGAAGATACTCCAGAACCTGATTCCAATTTGTTGTCATATTTAATTTGCCTCTTGATACAGTTAAGCACGGAATGCGCTACTGTAGGTGATATGTCAAAATTACTGCTCAGGATTAAATCCTTGCCATCGCGCGTCAAATCTTTATTTAAACGGGCTACCTTCGCCAACTTGCTCATGATTTCATTTATACTGTTTACCAGTATTGGTGCGGCAATGATTTTTCTACCTGCCGGGCTGATAGTGGCAGGCATAACGTGTGGTTTTTTCGGCTTCCTATTAGGTCTTGAGTAAATATGGCATGGAATCAATCGAGCAATAAATCGCTCGCAAACGCACAATCCAAGGAGCTTGGACCTGGTGCGCCCATAGCGCAGAACCCAAGTTATGCAGGACGACCTTATAGAGACTCATGGGATGTTGAGCGCGCATACCGCGAAGGCATGCAGAAGGTTACCTGGGTTGCAAGATGCATCGATGCAATCGCTGGGAACCAAGCACGACTCCCAATCATTCTTCGTAAAGACAATTCTCCAGACGGAGAGGTGCTTATTGGAAACAGAGCAAAAAACAACTCTTTGCTTGAAGTCCTAAACACTAAATCAAACGTTGGTGAAAACTCATTTATTTTCCGATACAGAATGTCCGCTCAACTCTTGCTGGGTACACGCGGTGTTTTCATTGAAAAAGTTCGTGGTAGAGACGGAAGAATAATTGGTCTTAACCTTTTGCCTCCTCAATCAACAGCGCCAATTCCAGATGCAAAGAAGTTTGTTTCTGGGTACGAAGTACAAATGCCTTACGGTCAAAAAATCACAATGAAACCAGAGGATGTTTGCTGGATTAGAAGACCTCACCCTCTTGACCCATATTTGTCACTTACGCCTCTTGAGTCGGCTGGTGTTGCAATTGAAATTGAAAATCTTGCAAAGCTGTACAACAGAAACTATCTGCTCAACGACGGTAGACCTGGTGGTCTGCTCGTTTTGCGTGGAGAAATCGAAGACGATGACAAGGAAGAATTAAAGAGCAGATTCCGTGGGAACATCGGAAGAGCGGGTCATACGACGGTTATCTCTGCCGACGATGGCGTTGACTATGTGGACACTTCTGCGTCGCCAAGAGACGTTGCGTACGCTCAGATGCGACAGATTACAAAGGAAGAAATCCTTGCATCATTTGGTGTTCCAGAGTCAGTAATCGGAAACGCTGCGGGAAGAACCTTCAGCAATGCAAGCGAAGAAATTCGTGTGTTCTGGATGGAAACAATGCTCCCGCACCTTGAGCCACTTGCTCGCTCATTGGATGAACTTGATGACGAGTACTACGTTGACTTCGATACAAGTGAAGTCCCAATCCTTCAGCTCTACAAGCAAGAGCGTGAAAGATATCTGATGCAGGAGTTCCAAACTGGCCTCATCAGCAACAATGAGTACAGAACAGGCTCAGGAAGAAAAGAAGTTGAAGCCGACCTTGCCGACTCGTTATTGATGAATCCAAACTTGATTCCAATCGCGAACACAAAAAAGAAGATGGAAACCGCTCCGTCAGCAGAGATGGGTGGCGCACCTGGCGTCCCTGGCGCGCCAGTCCCTGGAGCACCAATGCCAGAAGCCCCAATCCCTGGCGCAGAAGGACAGCCACCACTTGACCCAAATACAATGCAAGGTGCATTGGCTCAAGTTGAAGCACCAGTCGCTCCGGCTCCAGACCAGCTAGCCCAAAGCACGATTCCGCCAGAGGCACTTGCTGCTGTTGCGACAACCGCAGAGCCTGTTCCAGGCGGAGCCGCATCTGTTCCAACAGGCGGAATGATGTACAAGTCAATCGAGAGCGAGTTGCAGGCAAAAAGCGCAGAATCGCTAACGAGATGGAACGAGATTCTCAACAGAAGCATTGAGCGAGTTATCGAGAGACAGCAAAGAGTTGTGCTTGAGAAGGCAAGCGG